CCTTGACACCCTCAAGTCCAAGATCAAGTCTCACATTGAGGAAGTCCGGGACACCGGATACTGGGCCAAGCTCCAGTCCCACTATGGCAACACGGTTCCCTTGGAGTACGACTTCAGCTAGGCTACGGGGGTGAACAACGAACTCACGATCCTCGTGGACTCTAGGGAGAAGAAGCCGCTGCCCTTTCCGGAGCACCTTCCGTCGCTTCGGTCGGACCTGCCTGCTCTCTCCCGGAGTTCACGAACCCACCGCCTCAAGACCGAGAAGGTCACGCTCGTCACCGGGGACTACGCACTCAAGGGGTATGAAGTCGCCTGTCTAATCGAGCGGAAGGGTTCACTAGCCGAGGTGGCAGGGAACTGCTTGACCGCCGACGGTCGCCGCAAATTCACAGCGGCAATGGACCGACTCAAAGAAGCCTGCTTCTACCCCTACCTCCTGCTCGAGGGGAACCTGCTCGACACCATGAACCCCACCAAGGATCTGCCTGATCCCTGGAATGCGATCGACGCCCTGCATCGCATCCTGCTTGAAAGAAACATTGGTCTGATTCTCTTACCGAACACCAGCATGAGTGCACGCCGTGCCGTGGCCGAGTGGGCAGTACGCCTCTTGGTCAACGCGGCACTGTGCCCTATACTCCCTGCTATCACCCCCACTGAGGAACCACCATGTCCAACCACGTGATGCTCGCCACCATCGTCCGCAACTCCTACTTGGGTAGTAAGACTGCCAACGTAACTACTTCTAGCTCGGCCACCTCCAAGGTTGCTACGAGCACGCGTCCGGCCACTAGCACCACTACCAACGCGGGCTCAATTGTGTTTGGTTCGACGTGTAACTACATGAAGATCCACCCGTGGGCTGCATCCGGTACCCCCACGGTGCGCGTCATCGGCTGGGCCTACTGCACTGATATTAGCCTTTGGATTCCCCACCTGATCGCCGAAGTGACTATGGCCTCGCTCCGTTCGGCTACGACTAACATCAATGGCACAGATCTCAAGGCTGCTGCAACCCTAACCAAGGGGGCAGGTGACGCCAAGCTGTTTGCTCCCTCGGGTGACAACGCAGATGCCTACTTCGTCGTGGACTCGCAGGGTTTTGAACTGGTTGAACTGCACTTCCACGCAGCTTCAGCTGGCGTTGCGGTGAACGCCCACATCGGGGACATGTAATGAACCGAACAAGGCTTTCTTCTCTCGAAGCCTTTGGTCTTCGAAACCAGCGTAACCGCATCTACCCCGCACTTGAAGCAAGCGACGGCTCAACGCTGTCCCTCGACTTCACCCAGATGTCCTCTTTGGATTCGCGGTTCACCTTTTCGAGCAGCAGCACGCCTTCCGTGCAGGCCAGCACGGCCACCTACATCAACAGCCAGGGGTTGGTGCGGTACGCAGATCACAACCTGTTTACGAATACTGCATGGCTTGGTTCTACGCTGCCAACAAACTGGAATCTGCTCATTGGAACTGGAACCATAACTTGGAACGCCAACGGTTCGGTAACGATGACTGCCGCCACAAGCCAACGTCCAGCAATCAACCACTCAACCATAACTAGCATCAATCCCGGTATGCCACACACTTTTGGTTACTTGGCTACGGGTGTTAGTGGCTCTCCTCAGATTTCGCAGATCATCAGCAGCAACATTGCTGGCGAGATCTATGCAATCAATGGCGTTACGGTTGCATCTTCTACTGTTGTGCAGAGCAACGATGTGGTGTCATGTACTTTCACTCCAACCACAAACAATGTGACCGCACGGATTGGGCCGGGATCAACCGGCCCACAATCGGATATGAGTGTTACAGCATCTAGACCACAATTCAATATTGGTTCGAGTTTGCAGCTATATGCTGCCAACACCAGCACCACTGCCAGATACCAAGCACCTCGCTTCGATTATAGCCCAACCACGCTGACCGCTCGCGGTTTGCTGATCGAAGGCAGCGCAACGAACCTGGCAACTAGGTCTGACGATTTCAATACAAGCTTTTCGGATGGTTCTCAATGGTCTCCTAGTAGCTACACATCCGGAATTCTGTCTACAACATTGCCGGATGGAACAAACGGAGACGCTCGTCGCATTTCAATTGCAAGCGGCTCGGGCTCATTCCGATCTCAAACCATAACCGTCACTGCAAACACGTCCTACACATGGAGTTTCTGGGCAAGGAACAATGGCGGTTCACAGGCCAGATACCGCGTTTGGAATGTGACTGCTGGGTCGAGCATTGTGGACTACACGCTTTCTGACAGTAACTATGTCTCGTTGATTGGTGGCGCAGGCAACACATCATCTACATGGGTTCGAGTGTCTGTCAGATTTACCACCCCAGCAGGATGCACAGGTGTTTATGTGTACCCATGCAGCAGCGATAGTGGCAGTGTTGATCTCTTGGTCTGGGGCGCACAACTTGAAGCAGGCTCCGGCGCATCGTCTTACATCCCCACTGGAGCAGCGACCGTAACAAGAGCAGCTGACAGGTTGACAATGAGTAACATTGCACTAATGCAATGGAATCAAACCGCAGGTACTTTCTTGTGGGACATGGACGTCCAAGCTGAGACCAACACCAGTAGCTTCCCAGCATTTGCAGGTATGTACCGAGCGGGACCCGTTCGAGTCATTCGATTCCAACTCAACAACTCTTCAAGTACAACTCCCAGAATCGGCAGTGGCACGTGGACTGCAACTCCTAGTTCAATTGTAACAGATAGCCTTTATACCCGGCCTGTTGAAACACCGTTTAAGGCTGCTGTTGCATTTGCCAACACGGGTCAGTCCATGACTTACTGCATAAACGGAACCGTGCAGACAACCGTTACTGGGACAGGTACTCTTGCCACGCCCACGTTGTTCTTGATGCACCAAGACCCATCGGCTGCAGACACTGAATACTTCCCCATTCACTTGAGGCGACTGAAGTATTGGCCAACTAACTTGTCAAGTTCAGACCTTCGTTCAATTACTACCTAACAGGAGAACAACATGCCACCTGAGTTCCGGTCGACCCCAGTGGGGTCGCGTGATCTGCTCGCCCAGCACGGTCTGGTTGAGCGTCGTCCCCCCGTCCGTTCGTCCGACTTCCGTTCGCTCGGATCCCCGTTCCACTACTACCTCACTCGCAAGCTGGGCCTAGTCCCAGCGCTGCGCTACAGCGTGGCCCTCTCGCAGGGCACCTGGTTTCACGCGGCCCTTGAGATCCTCCTGCAACCGGGGATAACTGGGGACCAAGCACACACCCAGTACAAGGCCAAGCTTGAGATTCGCATGGACGAGCTTCGCAATGTGTGCACCACCCTTGCCATGGGTGACGCACGCATCCGCGAGATCCTCGCCACTGAGGAACAGGACGCCACGTGCGCCTGGGTGTGGGCCCTCACGACCAAGGACATGCCCATCAACGGGGCCATCTCCAACGGCCGCACTCTGCACGAGTTCCTTTCAGATCCCAACTTCACGCCCATCTGTCAGGAGTGCATCCTCCGCACCCACATGGAGGTGGACGACAAGCGTGTGGCCCCCATCGACTGCGTCATGCAGCCCGACCTCCTACTACACCACCACACCCAGAACTCCCTGTGGATCGTGGACTACAAGACCACGGGTATCAGCCCCCGCATGCGTGCAGCGTCGTGTCCCATCGAACCACAGACCCAGCACTACATGCACATCCTCGACCACATGGTCAAGACGGGTCAGCTCCAAGCCAAGTACGACCTGCCCTCGGACGTCACCGTGGGGGGCATGCTCCACGCCATCATCCGCAAGCCCACCATCTCCTTCGGCCAAGGCGACCGGGACTACATCTTGGACACCACCCCTTTCAAGAGTGGACCCCGCAAGGGCGAGCCTCGCAATGAGAAGGTGTACACCGGCGAGCCCCGGCTGGAGAACTACCTTGAGCGTTGCCGTCAGTGGTACCGGGGCGAGAAGGACTACATCCATCTGTCAGGTGACCGGGTTGCTGACCCAGTCATTGACCTCTCCTTCACCAGCGGCACTGCCCTGATGGATCCCCACTGGACAGCCCAGTACCGGGCCCGGTTGGCTGCGGTGAATAAGTGGAGAATCGCCGCAATTGAACCACATGAGTATCCGTGGCCCACAGAAGTTCACGGATCTGGTACACTGGACACATACGCCCCCTTCATCCTGCGACCTGTCACGGAATGGCCGGACATCGTACTGCAGGAGGGGTTCCTCGTTTCGGACCGGGACACACCACAGGAGACAACCAATGACAACGGATCCGTATCCGCCCAGCAAACTGCAGCGCAGTGAGTTTGGTACTTTGCTCACCTCTGTGCTGCAGCAAATCATCAAGCCCGCACTTGCCGAGTTGATTCGCACTGACCCTGAGATCACCAACAAGTCCACGTTGCACACTGCATTCAAGAAGTCCACGCAGAGCACCGTGTCTTTCTCCACGTTCAACACGTGGCTTGAAGCACTTGGCATTTCCTTCCGCAAGGTTGTGCAGATCGAAGGCATCACCCCCGTCCCCGCCCCGGGCGGGGGGGCCGGCCCCCGCCCGGATGCAGGGGAGCAGGATGTCAAGTTCGACAACGAAAATACATTTGATTTCCGCCCGTTGCGGGGATTCGGTGACGCCTTCGGTGAGATCGCACGTCAATCACAAGGATTCTAATGAGCATTCATCAGACAACAGCAGCAGGCACTGGCCCCGTTCGCGCCTACAAGGGGCTAGGATTTCAGGGTGGACCTGGTCTCTATTCGCTCCGTAATCTTTTCGGCATGGTCGTGGGTGAGCAGAACTCTGGCAAGTCTTACTTGTTCCAGTCCTGCCCCGACGCCTTCGTCATCAACCTCGATCTCTCGAGCACCGTGTCCCCCCA